TCAGCAATTACTCTTTCGTCGTCACTTAACCCTGCCAAACTATTGCTATATAACTAAATTGTCTAGGTAATTCCTTCTGAATTAAGTACAAATGCATGAATGGTATCATCCCACTCAACCAAACTTTGCATTGTTCCTTCGTATCCTAGATTTTGTAGCTCGGTAAAGTATTCCTAAATCTCTTGATACCCGGAGAAACCTTCTGTATACTTGCTAGAAACATTTCTTATCGCATCTATTGCTTGATTAAATATTTCAGTCAAAGCTTCAAGGACTTCTTTACTAGCAGATACATTAAAATCTTGTACTAACTTATATATATTATTTAAGCTAATACTATAACTACCATCACCATTTTGGTCTAAATAATTTTCCGCTTCTTCGTAAGGAATTTTTAACAAATTAGCTAAAGATTCAACGTTTTCTGCGCTTAAATTATTTCTATTGGTAATAATATCTGGTAAGATCGAGCTCGCACCAATGTCTGCCTAATGCTGACGTAACTAAGCCATTACTTCATTATAGGATTGCTGATCCATGCGGAAACGATTTTCTTGGATAATTTTTCCAATTTGCTCAGCAGTTAATGTATATTTTCCTGTAACATCCATTAACCAATCAGTAGCTTCAACAGTTGTATAGCCTAAAGATTGCGCTAACTTCTACGCAGTATCTCTTGACATAGCTTCATAACTGCCTACTGCATCTAGGATGGCATCGTTGAAGTTATGTTTATACATTGTATCATAAATCGCATCCATTTGAGAAGCGATTTGATCGGGACTTAGGAAAGGTAAACCTACTTCTAGAGCTTCATAGATCTTTTGGATATTATTAACATTTTCACGAGTTAGTGTAACGGTGGCTTCAGTAAACTTATCATCAATAACTCCTAGCTATGTCAACATACCTCTAGTTGCATCATTTACTTCTACTGTAACCGCTTCACCATTATAAGCCTTTAAGGCAGACTCAATAGTAGAGGTTACAACAGAAGCCTAGGTAGAAATGTAATTGTACCAGAGATCCATTATTCCCTTATCTTTCAATGCATCCTATAATTCTTTTGTTAAGTTACCACTAGTAAAGGCTCGAAGCAATTCACCATTTTCATCTTCAATACCTGCTTCAGAAAACATTCTTTTAAAATCTTTCTAACTATAGGCAAAACTAGCTAATTCTTCTTTTTGAATATCCGCTAATGCGTCTAATTGTGTAGGATAATATTTCTTGACGTACTCTAAAAAGCTTAAACCTGTTTTTTTCTTATACTCTTCGGTATATCCCCGCAATAATGTATCAACCTAATCAGCCTATAATCCAGTTGCTGTAGCGAGGTCATTAACATAGCTTTGATAACCACCAGAGGTAAAAATATCTTCATCTTTAGAAAGAAAATCTGCTAAATTATCAAAATCTATTCCTGTTCTTCTATAGGCACCTGCACCTGTACCTTCTGTCGCCCATTTTACCGCAAGATCAAATTGATTTCGTAAGACTTCACGCCGTTCGTCTAAACTATTCTCATATTTTTCCCAAATTTTATTCAAATCACCAGTATAACGATATGTACGATTAACTAAATCAAAATCTAAATCAGTTAACTATAATCCAAACTAATTAATAAATTTAATTGCATCTTCTAGTGACATGCCTTTTACAGCTTTTTCAACGGCTTCATTATATGATTTAATAGTGCTTGCTAAATCAGATTGATATGTCTATAGTTCAGTCCCTAGGTTTATTGGAGTAACACCTACAAGCTTTGAAACATCTAACTTAACTTCATTATCGTTTTCATCAAATAAAGTTTCTTCCGCCCACTCAGTCTGCATTTTATATAATTCACTTATAGTGCCATCCCAATTACGTAGGCGAGTTTGAATTGCTTCGCGCTACTATTTGTCTGCAATTGAATTAGTTTGATTCCATAAATTTAAATACTCTGTTAAAAAATTTTTTCCTTGCTCTTCAGTTAATACACCTTTGTCAATATAATCGTAAATCTAATCAAAGAATGTTAGCATATGTTGAAGTTCTGTAGAGCCTAGCTTCTCAAATAGAGCAGCATGTTCTTCTCCAATTAAAATTTCTGCCTCTCTATATATACTACCACTACGGCCTTTAAGAGCTGTCTGTAAGCTTTCTAAATTATAAGTTTCATCATTGTAAAAACTACTTACGATTTTTTGCATAGTAGCTGGATCAAAGCCAAAATCATCTAACATATCTTCAAATTCTATTTGGCTCATAAACTAAGCATTTTGTAATAACCAATTTAAACGAGTTTGCTAAGAAGAACGAAGATTTTCCCAAGTAGTATTTATTTCAGTTATTAGCCCTTCAATCAATTTAGGAGTTTTACCATTAATAAAACTCTCAAATTCTTCTGAGGTCTCTATCCCCTCTGCTTCTTTATTAATATAACTAGTAATTATTTCAGAGATACCTGACATTTCAGAAACAGCACTCTCTGTCCGTCCAGTAAGTCTAGCCCCAACAACAGAAGCAATACCAGCGCGTTTTGTAGCTTTAGTTACGGCTGCTGCCTATTTATTTTCTGCTATATCCCCGATGGAAAATAAATTGAACAAATTAGTAAAAAAATCTGTTTTCTCTTTTCCTAATTCATCAAAATCTGTCTCTTTTAAAGAAGTAAACCAATCATAATATTGGACCATAAAATCTGCCCAATCTGCAGCTGACATATCCTATTCGATGGAAGGAAGATTATATTTTGCAAAAATATCATTTAACCCTTCTAAACTTCCAAATACCGTGTCTATATAGTCTGAATAAAATTTATCTGCCCCTTTTCCAGTCTCACCCACAATATTAAGTCCAAGTATAGCGCCACTTGCACCTGGGTCAGTTTCTGTATAATCCGTACGAAGTTGATCACGTAAAAGACGATATAAAACATCAGCAGGAGTCTATTTACTAGTTTGTCTTTCTTTTAAATATTTATTCCAAAAATCATCTATGTCAATATCTTCATAAGTGGCAGCTTGTGCAAACTATGTAATAAACTCTTTATTTGTTTCATCATCTAAATTTCGATTTAATAATAATGCCTAACCTATTGTAGATTCAAAAGTTGATGCTTCTACAATACTATGCCATGTATTTAAATCATTCTAGTGGAGAAAATTTTTTCCTGTTTCTTCTGCCACAACATTCTCAGATGCTTTCGCCGCCTTAAAATTATCAATCGCAGCCTGTTGTGCCGCGGTAATAGCTTCTCTTCTAGAGGCTATCAACGTCTATTCAGCAGCATTTAAGTCTAATGTAATGTTTCCTGCTTCATCGATAGATTTAATCAATTCAGGATATTTTTCAGCCATAGCATCTGTAGCTTCATAATATGCTTCTTCTGCTTCGATACTATCATAACGAGCTTTTTCTAATTTCTTCAACTCTTCAATCTAACTTCTTAAAGATTTGGTTTCAGCTCGCCTCTATAGCATTGTATTATTAGATTCTGTTGATTGCTCTTTAGCTCGTTTTAATTTGGTTTCAGCGCTTGGCATAAGATTTTCCCAGTTTTGTATCAATCCTATTCCTGCACCAGCGATAAGACCCATTACGGCTCCAATCCAATTACCACTCATTGCTCCCATAGATAAGCCAGAAAGTGCTGAACTACCGATACCAGTCCATCCTGCTGCCGTATAATTTTTATTATTCTATAAACCAGCACTTATACCGCCAAGAACCATACTAGAAATAGAAGCTGCTAGAGACACACCCATAGCACCCTTTCCGCCCATTTTGGCCCATTTTCCCGTGGTGCCACCAACCGCGCCATTAGTATTAGCATTTGCCCGATCTATAGCTCCCTAACGACTTAAGGCTAGTCGTGAATTTTGTGTATCAGCTTCTATTTTTACCTATCGCTCTCCTTCTGTTGCTGCGGCATTGGTTACATTCTACTCTGCTGCCGACCGATCTGTACTTCCTTGTTGAGCTAAAGCTGTTCTTTCAGCCTAAATCTACTTCTCTATAGCTACATATCTATTCTTAACATAACGAAGAGCGACAGTAACAACATGTGCAACGTTCCAAAACTGCATTCCAATCTATGTAATTGCAGCAATTGGCGCTCCAGCCAATTTCGGCATTTGAGTTAACTGTTTTATTATTGCGTTACCGCCATCTAATATTCCTTTATAAAGATCCTAAATACCACCACTTAAATACAAATCCTACATTGAAGTCGAAATCTGTTGAGTTTTATACTCAATCGAATCCAACGTCTTTAGGAATTGAATGTCTGACGCGTTTTCACTATCCGCGGCTTTTTCACTAAGCTCGTTTAATCTCTCATAGCTAGATACTAGAGCCAAAAAACGAGACTATTGCCTGTTACCAGCCATTACAGTGGCGATATATCTTTGTGTATTCTTATCTATTGTATTCCATGAAGCCGCCAATTCCATAATAACATCGTCAAAATCACGGAACTGTCCCGCGGCATCATGCAAGCTAATACCTACACTCTTTAATGCAGTATCAACTTTGTTTAAACTTAATTCTTCTCCTTCGCTATCAACCAATTTGGTTGGGTCTTCTTTTAATTCGCCATAACGAGAAATGATTGATTTCATAGCCGAGCCAATGTTTTCGGGTGCCTCACGAGTGGCCTCAATCATAACTGCCATCATGGCAGATGTGTTTTCAAAACTTGAACCAACAGCTTCAGCAGAAGAAGCAGTTTTACTCATTGCTTTTGCCAATTCTTCTACATTGGTAGCGGCAGAAGCAGCCAGGACGGAATAAACGTCAACGATATGCCCAGCATCTTGCATATCCATCTTGAAAGAACGCAGAGCGTTTGTCATATAGTTAGTTGCTTCTGCATAATCTAGACCAGAAATACGAGCCATCTTTAATGTCTCAGAAGTTAATTTCATAACGTCTACGGTTTGTAGACCCTGTTGATAATAGAGCTAAGATACTTTATATACACCAGAAATTGAAGCGCCATATTGACGAGCCATTTCGGTATATTGCGGCACTTGCTTCCATAGATCACTCTAAGACATATCAGTAACGATGGAAATTTCTGTCATCGTTTTATCCAATTCTTTTACTGTATTAACTATATCTCGGAAAATTTTACTAACCATTCTTGTAACAGCATAAATACTAAACCATCGCTGAACAAATCCTTCAATTTTTCCGAGGGTTCTTGTTCTTTCTTGTACCTTTTCTAGTGCGGCGTCGTATTTTTCAACATATGCTGTACCCTATTTTATATTATTGTTAGCATCTTCTTCAAAACCTTTTCCTGCACCATGTAAGGTACTTAATTGACCCTATTTTAAAGCTTCTAATTGGGTTCTTAAATCGGTCACAGTCTATTCAAGAGTTTGAATTCTTTGTTCATATTCAGCTTTAATATTCGCAAAATCATTTTTTCCAGCTTGAGCTCGTTCAACATTTACACTAGCTTGTTGTACCTTGTTCTCTGCGTTGTTTAAGTTTTCTTGAACGGTGTTCTAAGATCCCTTATTATCAACTTTTGCAGCTTGCAACTGCTGTATTGTTTGCCGCTCCGCTTCTTCTATTTTTTGAAGAAAACTCTAAACCTCTGAAGTTCCAATCTCTGAAAAAACCTAATTAAGTTGCTGTATTAAAGCATCTCTATCTGCTGTTTGACCTACATTGTTTTCTAATTCACTTCGTAAATACTATACGCGTGCTTCTGCAGCTGTTCTTACCTGCTTATCCATTGATGTTTCAGCATTTGTAGGAGTGTGTGCCGCCATCGCCTGTAACGCTTGAAAGTCTGTATTTTGACCTAATATTTTGCCAAAATCAATTCCTGTAGAAGATTGAAGAGCATCTAATTGTACCTTTATATTTGTTAATGTATTTGATAGTGTTTCTAAATCCTATATTTTATTAACATCAAACTCGCTAAAAATTCTTTGAATAGTATCTTCTACTTGTCCTGTTAACTATCCCTACGGTATCTAATCAATTAAGCTCGTATAAGCCTAGTTAAGACCATTACGAATAGCATTAGTATCAGTAAAACCAATTCCATGAAAATTATTTTCTTGCGCACGATTTAATGTGTTTATAACTCTTTTCTATCCTTCGCCTGTTTGAATCTTTTTTATACTTTTATCAATTCTAGCCTCTGCTCTTCTTAAATCTTCTAAATCTTTTGTATATTTTTTAACTTCTCCTTGCGCAGCTTTTAGATCATCCTTTGTCTGTTTTAAATTATCATTTAAAGTTTTTCCAATTTCTTTTGTTCCCGCTTGAGAAAGATCCTTTCCCAAGCTAGAAAAAACCTATTTAATAGCTTCACTATCTCTTAATAGAGAAGAAAAATCCGTATTGCTCTTAAAATTCTATAATTCTTTTTCGGCGTTTTGTATACTAGTAATAATCTACTCAAACTCCGCGCCTAGATTTTTCATATTTAAATCATTTGTACCAGTGGTCTAAAGAAGACGCGCAGCCTATCTTAATTTATCATAAAAAACATCAACTTGGTCGTTAACTTTTTGTACACCCAATTCAGAAGTAACTCTTTTTTGAGAGTTTTTTTCAGCTTTGCTTCTTGCTGCCTCGGCTTCTGATAGCATTTTTTGGAAATCTTTTCCAACTTTACTACTTAAATCAAGTTTATTCAGCTAACTCTATAAACCTTTAAAAATCTCTTCGCCATTAGTTAATCGACCTGATATATCAATTACTATACCAGTGTTAGTGCTACCGGCCATATTTCTTCACTCTCCTTTTTCTCATAAAAAAAAGAAAGCCACTTTTTCACATTAAGAAAAAGTGGCTTATAAATCATCTTCTTCGTCTAAATCTTCATTTAGACGAGTAATCTCCAAAATCAAATTCTTCACTCCATCAGTATTTTCTGGTAGACCTATAATATTAAAAACAGATACTGATGGGTCAGCCCTTTCTCCCAAGCGTAAGTTAATATCACTTACAACTCTCACCTTTGGCATATACATTAAATTTGTATAATTATAACCTTTATTCTCATCCTTAGAATAAAATTTACCCTCCAAGGTAAACAGCCCATTAAAACGCTCTTTCTAAATATTATAAATCAGTGCTTCATTATTATACTGATAATAATAATCAACTAAAAATTTTTTATCAATATCTTCTATAGGAATCTTATGTTCTTTATCTTCAAACAGTCTTAAGCTTGGAATTTCTACACCAAAAGGATCTATTTGCCCCTCAACTTTCTCACAATAAACCTTTTTCTAAGCTACCCCTCTTTCATACTCAAAAACAAAGGTTTTTCTTAAAGGATAGTCAACAGGCCAATGTTCTATAGGCAGTAAATAAGTGTCCTCATCTATTGGCTTTGGTCCCTCTCTTTTTGAAACAAACAACTTCTTTTCCTAGGTTGGTGAAACTACCTATGAACTTAATAAAATTCCCATACTAATTGAAGACATTACACCTTCGGAAAAAGTAAATTGCACTTCTGAACGATCTTCCCAAATTACTCTTGGCATATTTGCCCAGCCGCCGCGCGCCATTATAGGCTAATTGCGCTCGGAAAGAGTGGACATTGAGATGTTTTCAAAATATAAAACTGGCTCATTTTCCTCTATATATCTCGTACCAAAAGTCATTGGAGTTTTGGCACGAAGTACAACTTCATATAATTCCTTTACTCCAAAATATTGGTCTATCATATGTTATCACCTTAAAACAGAAAAAGAAAGGTGGTTTTTAAACCACCTTTCTTTTAATATGTCCATTGTATCATCAAATAGAACTAACCCTCTGATGTATCGGCCAATAGTCTTATCAGATGAGTGGGAGATACACCGCCGGTGGCAGCTATGCCATTTAAACCACCTACTTCAGTATTGGGTGTCCAACCAGCATTTTGACTTATGTCAACAGTTACGGAATTAATCGTAACACCTTCAGCAGGAGTAGAAGTTATTGTTACTGGACTCGATCCAGTAATATGTACAACGGCAGTGTCTTCACTCGTATCGTCTGGTCCAACTTCATAGTCCCCCACCGCCAGATGAGTGAAGAACTTCATTAAGGGTTTGGATCAGAGTCTCCAGAAGGATTCTGCTTGCCATCTCCGTTTAGAGAACCCCAGTCGCCGCTCTCCTGTCCAGAAGCATCTTCATCAACTGCGTAACGAATTAGCTTCATCATTTCGTTCTCACCATTATCGTTAGTAGAACGTAGAACATTTAGAGTCATTTCAAATGTAGAAGGATCGCCCTCAGCCTCTAGGGTTATAGTAACCTCAGAAAGTACCTTGGCCTTGCCAATTACGAACTGGAAGGCTTCGTCCTTACCAGTCTTCTCAGAACGCATGAAAGTGTCACCAACAACACGATAGGTTCCGGGATAAGTATCAGGAGAAATAGTTACCTCAACAGCGGACTCAACATCGTTCTCAGTACCATCTAGTACTTCTTCCCAGAAAATACGAATATGGTCGCCAGCAGTTGGGTCAGTAGGAGTTGTAATGCCCATTGCGGGGTTTACAAACTTAATAACATTGGTTGCGCCATTATCATCATCAGCAGTCATTGCAATACCATTAGTATCTGTAGTCTCAGCAATAATCTGAGTACGAGTACCCGCGGTTAGATTGATAAGACGAATTGGATGTCCAACAGTGGCTTTAGGAGTTAAAGTCTTATCAGTTAGATGGTCTTTGGGTAGTGGCACCTTCTTATTGGAATCAACAACAACTTCCTCGGTGTGGCGTACTACAACCTTCTTAGTAGTGCTAGGACGCTTAATTGCGCCGCCAAGCATGAAACGTAGGGATTCTAGAGACATTAGAGCATCCTCTAGTGTTAGAGTAATCTCCTTACCATCAATTATGTTACGACTGTACCTATAAAACAATCTCTCATACTTCCGTATGAAGTTCAGACTATATCTTCACCCAACAGGGTGTTCCGCACAGGAGAACTAGGATTTTGTTCTCTCTTAGTCGTTGAACCTTCTTCCCAAATAAAACCATTTGCTTGTTCTATCTCTTTATGTACACAACGAGCAATTTGAACTACCGAAACCCCGGTAATTCTATGTGCTTGTGACATAGAAGAATATTCTGCAATTTTATTATGTTGTAAATCATATTGAATAACTGGAACAGGTTTTTCAAAATGTTTTTTATCTTTCACTTGCTATCTTATTTCTTGATAATAATGCAAATTATTTTCTCGCGGCGAAACCCACTCTAAATTTTCTACATTATTATTCAATTTATTCCCATCTTTATGATTTACAAAAGTTTTATTTTTAGGGTCAGGATTTTTAATAAAATGCTCGGCTACTAATCTATGAACATAAAATCGCTATTGTTTTGAATTTTCAAAAGTTAATTTAACTGAACGATAACCACTTGTTATACATCCATTCAAATTGCGTTTTGTTTCAATTCTTCTTACAATACCAGTATCGCTGATTTCATATTTATTATTTTCATTTAATACACACCAAGTCATTTTATCATTCCTCCTTTTTAAGCTTGGCTGCTGATTGTCCAACCAGATAAGTTTTTAAGCATTCACACTTATTCTCTCAAATTATGTTGTAGCCTTTCTGGATTAAGGATTTTCCAGCAATTCACGGAATTTTTTGCTCCTACTGATTAAGCAGCGAGGGGACCTATGGTAGAAATTAAGTCCCAGGTAATTAGCTTTGGATTGCCCCAGCCGCCGGTGGCGTCAACGGACTCAGCAGTAGTTTCAATAGTTGATACTTTTAGAGTATCTAGATAAAGAACAATATCGCCCTTATATACGTTGGCCTTAGGTTCGTCTTCTAGTGCTTCAAAATACACATTAGCGACTTCCTTTATGCCATACTTATCAAAAATATTTACAGCCATATATATTTACCTCCAAATAAATCATGATTTATCAGAACTAGCAATGGAACGCATCCAATGCTTAAGTTGACTTTTTTTAATTTTTGCACCAGCTAAGGCAGCCTAATTGTTAATAGTAAACTAATCTCTCCACCCCATGCGCTTTAACTAATCTTGCAGCGCATAGTAGGTGATATGCCAAATATTTTCCATATTTAGTCCGCAATTGTTAATAGTTACACTACCAATTAAATCAGAAAATTTTAAATCACTTTTTTCTCTTTCGGCTTTTTTTGCTTTTGCTTTTTTAACTTTTTCTCGATTCTCGCGCATCTTCATCTTTAAGTTTCTAACTGCGAGATTATCATTTTCATGAATAATAATTTCCTCGCCCTCTTGCTCTAAAAAATATGCGCGCCTAATCACCTATTGAAACTCATAAAAAGTTTCTTCATTTAAGATATGTTTTTCTTCTATTGGTCCGACAACTATTTGTGCCGGCTCTAATGAAAAATTCACATTCTCATGAATAAAAAAATAAAAAGCGTTTTTTAAAAGAGAATTAAATTCTGCATCTAAGGCTACCATCATTAATATATATTGAAAATCCGTTAACCCTTCCATGATTTTTTTATATTCTGATTTATCATTTGGGTTAGGATTGGGTTTTATTGCAGTAATTGCTCCTAATACTTGCTAAAATTTGGAATATCCATATTCAACTATTTCTCCAACCTTAGCAGGATAGATAGCACATATATCATAAAACAATATCGGCGCGCCACTCTAAAATTTTAGAATTTCGTCATCAGTTAAATTCATTGATCTTATACCTCATAGAATATCCGCCAATCCAAGGCGAAAGGGTAAGATTATCTGCGCGCCAAAACTATAGAGTTCCAATACCAGCTAATTTTGCCTCATTAAATAAAATATCAATACGTTGCATAATTAGGTAGGGCCGCAAACTATGCATATCTAATAGCCATTCGTCATAAGGACAAGCTATATCGAAACGTAATGTTGACACCTTAAATTCAGGGTTTAGTATATTTACTGTATAATCATCAAAAATAGCTGTAATATAAGACATTTTTTCAGTGCTATCATCGAAAATTTTAGGAATAATTAAAATCTATTTATTGATCAATTCAGCTCCATCTACATCCGGCTAAGGAACAACCTCTCCAGTAAGAGGATTAGTCCATGATTCATCAAAAGGCCGTCTAGTCTAATACTTTAACAGCCTACAAATTTCCTTATCTTCCATCAGTTTATTAGCTATTTTAAAAGTATTTGTTCCCATTACAGCAAAGCGGCGCTGCCCTGCGACTTCTTTATTCATTTTCTCCACCTCACCACAATGGAATTACTTGGATTTCTTTTTCATAACTAACGCCGTTATATACAGCAGTTAGAATGAATGAACCCAATATGTTATTAACATTAGCTTTTATTTCGCATAAATTAGGAGCTATAGAAATAATTTTTGCAAAAGAATTATCATTTATGACAAAAGTTACTTCTGGAATGGACTCAGCAGTACTTTTAAATATAAAAGTAGCTATTTTTCCTAGTCTAATTTTTTCTGGGCCTTCGATATAACCAGAAATAGAAGTTACCGTATTGGTAATTTCCACCTATAAAGTCTAAACAATCTATGGATATTTTTTCAATTGCACAATAATTTCTGCCGTGCCCGCGGCTCGACCAACAAGTTTTAAGCTTTCTCCTGGAATTGATTCAATATTACTATTTTGTTTTGGTAGAAGAAGAATTTCTGTATCAACGTCTATCATTTGAACACCATTTTTCATTAAAGTAAAATTAGGAGTAAAAGGCTCGTTAATCACAAACTACTGTGGCTCACTTGGGACTAATAATTTATAATTAGCTAACTTATCTGTGTCAGCAACTTTATTAACTAAGTCATCATAAATCATATTGATCTTATTTTCTGTTAGAGAAAGATAAATAGTACCAGGTACGCTGGTGTGGTCATATTCTATAACAGACCATGATTCGTCTTCAATAATAAAATTTGTTGAACGGTTAATTGGATAACGTGGCATTAAAATTTCGGCATATTTATTTGGTTGTGGAGTTATTCAAGGAGTTTAATTATTTACTTTATAAAAAGTATATCCTGCATAAATACAGTCATTTTTACTTTTATTCTCCTTTGGACTATATCTTCATCCATATTAACATGGAGGCCGCCGCTTCGGGAAATAATTCCCTACTCTCTTTCGAGATAGTCTCTGAACCTTCCTTTTCAGGCTTGGCTGCTGATTGTCCATTATTAAAGTACTTAGCCTTACAGCATATACTAGTTTTTTAATTTTTTCTACTTTCGTAACTATCACACTTAAATCTAAACGATTTTATGTTGTAGTTTAAAAAACATTAGGAGTTTCCAGCAATTCGACGACTTTTATTTAACCTTTACAGGTTAAATACCCAATTATTTAGGCTATTCCACGTTCTGTAATTTCCCTTAATCTTGCTATCTACAGAGCTTACTGTATAGCTCCAAGATTGCTATAAATGCCCGTTTCCATCTATCCATTTTAACAAATAATTACAACGAATGATCCAATAAGTTTTATAAGTCCCATGTGTTTTTTTCTCTTCTTGAGCTAATATCCATTTTTCTTCGCCGCCATCATCCAGCGGCCAAGTCATAATGTCTCCAACCTGTAAAGGGACTTCATTACCAACGTTTAAAAACATTATTTTTTCATATTGTTTATCTTTACTAGTAAGAATTATACCATCAAAATAAATACCACGTTCTACTGATAATTTTCTTACGGTATGCGGAGATTCCGCCATCCATTTATTAAATGAACGAATTCCTGAGTTAATAATACGTTCTGCCGTTGTATTACCTAAATGATTTACACGAGATAAATAAACATCAAAGTAGCTCATCGGGTTCTTCCAGTTTACTAACTAAGTGCATACATTCAAAAATGGTTTTTCTAAAATAATCATACGACAAATATCGTAATGAAGTTAGTTTGCCCATTAAAGACCACCAATTTATTGAATCTGCACCCAATCCATAAACTTCAATTAGAATAGAATCTAAAAACTTTTCCCATTCGCCGTCTTTTTCTTTTTCACATAACAAACCATAAAGCCGCCCTTTTAACTTATTCTAATACCCATTAAAAGTAATTGTATGTGTATCAGACATTCTTCTTCCCTGCTAATCGTGAGAATATCTAAGAAGGACGTTTTTCTCTTGAACGATCATAGATGCCAACCGCATGCCAAATTTCTTCAGCAACGGCAGCTTCTAGTTTATTTAATTTATCTAAATGATTTGCTTGTGAAAAATCTTTATCTGCATAAAGTTGACGAATGTTTTCCCAACTGGCAATACAACGTTTTACCCATTCATGTTTCATGAACAGTGCCAATAACTGTATTTCATCATTAGTCAGGTCTTCTTTAAACTGTAATACCGTATTATTATCTTCGGTTGTTACTTCTTCTATTTCAAGACTAACACGAGGATATTTAAATCGGAAAATAGCCATTTGCAAAAGAGCTTGCCAATCCCGCTCTACAATAGCCAACTCTTCTTCAAGAGTCCATTCATCCGCAGTAATACGCGCCAAAAAGGCGTCGTAAACCTTTAAAAAGGATGTAGCCATCTTACTTCTCTTCTGCTTGATGCTTTACAGAAATAGCCTGTATAACATCTATATTACAATATTTCTTTATTAGAGCGGTAAAAGCGGTATCGGTTATATTATTATCAACTACATACTTTACAATAGTATCTCTCGCGGCAGAAGGTGCGATTTGAATATACTTTGCAAAAGCAGTAATGTCTCGATTTTGAATCATTGAAATAATTTCTTCTCTATCCTTTACATTCGTAGGAGTCTCAATAACAGCCCTATCTTCTGAAACTCCATCTACCTTAATATATCCGCCCCTAAGCATTGTTTGGATGCCAGGCTCGGCCATTAAATCTTCGTACTCAGTTGGAGTAAGAGTAATCGCGCGGCCTGGCCGCAAACTTCTTGACCGAATATTACTGTTTGTAGAACCTATAACAACAGTTGCGGAGCTAATATTTTTTAAAGTAATCTTTGACATAAATTTATTCCTCCTTTTACTCGAAAGGGGCGAGCGAAAAACTCGCCCCTTTATCTTATATATTTAATCCTAATTATGGATGAGCCTCTTCATAAGCGTTAGCGATAGCGGAATCAAGATTATCATTGTAATCCTTCCAGCCATCAGCTTCGATAGCGGCATTATAATAAATTCCCCAATAGTTAGGAGTACCAACCATGCCTACGCCAACCTTGACATAGCACTGTAGGGTAATAGAATTATCGCCCTCATGGTCATCCCACTCACGGAAATAAGGTGAACCCTCGAAGCCTAGCTTGATGATCTTTTCCTTGCCAGCAGGAATTACATAGGCAAAAGAGGGGTTCATAGCAAGCTTAGTGTTGGTTTCATCAGTAAAGGACTGCGGCATAACTACTACTGGGAAGCCATGGAACCGACCAATGTAACCACGCTCACGCACGTCGATCATATCCTGATCAGAAATCTTAGTAGTTTTATTATAAATAATTGCATTTACCATCTCAGCTGCAAACTCAGGAGAGCAGTAAATTACAGGAGAACCATAAGCAGCAACAGTGTTGCAAAGTCTTACCATCTCAGCGGCGTCAAAACTGGAAGCAATAACCTTATTTGCAGCAGGACGGCCCGCTAGATTCCAAGAGCTTAGTAGAGTCTCCTGAACCATCTCATAAATACGGTCTATAATACCTTGCTGTAGAACCTCATAGATGTCAGTAATGCTCTCAATACCATCTAGATAACGCTCGAAATCAACGTATCCAGCGCCACCAATCGCAGCAGGATATACATCAAAACGATCGCGATCAAGACGGAATGTCTCATAGTTACCAGACTCGGTGGCGCGAGTTACAAACTGACGACCACGCTGCTTGCCACGAGTTACACGGAACTCTAGGCGAGAACCCTGGGGAACACGAATAATCTCAGTAAACATATCTAGAGCAGAGGCAACACTCTGAGGTAGGACCTCTTCTAGATTCTGCGCAAGTAGCTCAAAAAGATCATACTTATTGCGCTCAAACTTATATCTATTAAAACGACCCTTGTCGTCGCAAAGTAGCTTTACTAGCTCATCATGTAGAGCGGCTTCATAGTCATAATTTTCGGCCGCGAACTCAGCAGGAACCTTACGACCGAATACACCGTTCATTAGAACTTTTAATTCATTCATAGTTCGCACCTCCATTATAGACTTATAATCTGATACTTAACAGCGGGTTCGCCGTTAGGAACAGTGTAGAATTTTACAACCTTGGCATAAATACCAGAGCCGGGCTTAGTCTTTGTGAGCTGAGGAACTGGAGAACCAGCTACAGGAGCAACATAAAGAGCATTAGCAGCAACAGTTAGGTCCTTCTTTAGATCATCATAGAGAGCCTTTTCTGTGGCCCAAGTAGTGTCATTATACTGTAGGCAGTTGGTAGTAACGGTATCACCAATACCAAAAATACCAACACGGGGATAATCTCCCTTAATCTTACGACCAAAATTCTTTAGTCCATAATGTTCATAGTCATACTCCTTCTCAGCAGTATAAACAATACCAACAGGCTTATCGGTGGCTGCGGTCATAGGATTGATCGCGCCAGCGGCCTTGTCAGCAACAACCCACATGCCATTCTCGCAAGGGGCTTCCTTAGTGAAAGCTTCTCCTAGAGGAGTCTGAGAAACGACCATACCAGTCTTAGGAAAAGCAACTTGATTTAGTTCTAGAGTCGCGTAACGCTCTAGAGGAAAGCGCTTCATTGCCATAATCTTTTTCCTCCTTAATTTTTACGATATTTCTTCATGAGCAAAGCAAATTGCGATTCTTGTGGTTCTGGTAGTGGAACTTTCGTGACTTCCTCTTGCTTTGCGGATAGTTGATGATTTGCAAACATAATTGCCAATTTACTTTCTAGCTCATCATAACTAAAGTCGTTGATGTGTTCATTAACACTTGTAATTTCTTCCTCAGAAAGAATTGTAGTGTATTTGTTAATTAAATTTTTCTTTTCCTCTAGCGCATAGGTATTTAATTGCGCTTCATAACCAACAATAGTCGTATGAAGCTGTTCATTTTCGGCGCTGAGGCTCTCAAGCTGAGTAGTGCTATTCTCTTGAAAGGCTTCTAGTTCAGTAACTCTAGCCTGCAGAGAGGTGTTACTAGCCTGTAGTTCATTATAAGCAACTTGCAATTCTTCGAATCTCTGTTGCCAATTATTAGAATCTTCTGAAGTTTCTTCTTCATTATTCTCGACAGGAACCTCTTCAGTTACTTGTGTATTTTCATTCTCTTCGGTATTTTCATTCATAGCCTCAAAGTTTTCAGTCTCTGTTTCCTGAGGAGTAGATTCTACAACTTCCTGCTGGACGTTCTCTTGAATATTTTCAACTACTTCCATAGGTTGTTCTCCTCCATTAAAAATTTTCTTTTGTTCTTCAATTAACGTTCGTAATTCGAATATTAAAGAAGATAGCTCGTTATCATCTTTCTTTGCAAAAAAAGCCGATACAGAAAAACAGGGTTCATTAGAACCAATTACACAGAAACCTAGCATTTTTGCCGCGGAATATACAAAATATTCTTCTCCATCAATTGTGGTCCAAGCGCCCTCTATACTAGAAGGATCTAGTTCCATACTTTGATTTTGACCAAAAATATTGCGCGCTTCCTCGTAGTATTTAGTAAAAAGTACAACAGAAAAAACTGCATACTCACGACTAATACCATCTGTATCTACGAAAGGCTACCACCCAACAAAGTTTTCTACATATCCATATCCCTTTGCTAAGGCGGGCCCAGTATGAGAAGCCCATGATTTTGTAGATGGATCAAAGAAACCAATTACTGGAGTGTCTCCTTGAGTTGCACTAGCAATTAGCTAGTCCGCTACTGCATCAGTAATATATGATCCATTTCGATTGCCATATTTTGTAAACGCCCGCACTTGGATTCTATTTAAATTAGAATTACCGGAGAGAACCTCTTGTATTGATGGTTGTTCAATAATTTGTACATCAAATAAAGTGGGTATTTTCTTTTCCATAATTTTTCTCTCCTTATCCTTGCGAAGCAATATTCGCTTGCGTTTTTTCTGATTTTAATTCGTCAGGCAATTCTGGTCTGCCTCCTGTATTAGTAATGTCACGAACCACCGTTGAACCATTACTTTTTTGCGCACCCGAATTATTATTTTCTGAGCTATTTCCTGACATTGTATAAGATGATTGCAATGGTATCATTTTCTCTGACATTTTTAATAAATCGTTTTCTAATGTCATTAAACTAATTTGATCTGTCTAACGAATTCCCATAGCAACTCCGGCCGCCATTTTAGAATAACCATATTGAGCGCCACGGAAATATGCCTGTTGCACATCAGTACGATTAAAGACAGTTGTTGGTAAGAATTCAAAATCAAAAATTAAACCCTTTCTTGAAAAACGCTCATTTAGTAAATACCTTATCCAAGTTTCATAAGCACTTAAATATCCAATCATTAAAGACTCATCTTTTTTAATTTGATAGGCTAGAGTTGAGCTATTTTCTGCATTAAATAAGATTTCGCCACGGCCTAGCGCTCCCCAGGCGTTTTTACGATATTTAGCTAATCTATCTACTGATTGTGATGCTGCGGAAGAATCCTACAAACTTTCAAGAGATGTATCTCCGAAAGTAGTTAGAACATCTACTGTATCTACGTCAGAAAGCATAGATGCAACTGAATTATGTATATCTTCGATTTCTTCAAGTTGGAAAACAAGTTCTCCTTTACTATCAATAGGCATCTATTGAATTAACAATTTATAAAGTTCGTTCTCGTCTCTTGTTTCTTCGCGGCCCGTTGCATCATCTAACTTCTTTAATTCTGGTATACTAGCAATTAACAACGGCGTTTGATCAGTTAAGAAACTAAAACATACGCCTCCCGATCCACTTGGCAGCGCAATCCACGGATCAAAATCTTTGGTATTGTTTTTCCATGCGCGCCAAGCCTTGCGAATCTCTTCAGGGAAAGTCTTTAATGCTTCTTCTCGATAAAGAGGATCGGAAATGTGTTCAAAATACATTATATTAAATTCTAAAATATTCAAATTATTTAGATCCTTAAAACGGGTGCGGCAATATTCTATTGGAAGGTCTTGCACTGTTGCCTTTCCTTCTCCTTCTCTTAAAATGCCATAATAAATGCCGTTAATTAACCACTCTGTGGTTATGTGAGCTAAAATATTATGTAAATCCAAGTTATCGACAAACTTGCAAGCATTTTTAAAATTCTTTAGTACTTGCGCCTATGAACTGCCTTCTTCAAATGCTGGAATAACAAAGTAATCATATAAAGAAAGATGAGCTAAAAAATCTATGTTCGCGCGATAAGCACTGTTTGTACGATAATAAAAACGAGATAACTCTCTTAATGATTCTAAGTCTCCGCTTCGAATAATTTCTTTTATCTCTTCAATAGTAAAATCAGTCACAGACAAAGGATCATTCATTCTATATCCCCAACGACTGTAGGCCCGCCCATTTACAGGTACACGTCGATATAATTTGTTTGCCTTTTTGAATACTTGGGAAAAATTTCTTACTGGTTTCTTATCATCCAATGGTCTCACCTCCTGTTTCTAGGTGTAAAGAATATATAATCTCCAAAAGTCCGTTTTTTCTTCCGATTCATTGCTTTATCTTCATAATACTTAATACGATATAAACCATATTCCAAACTACTGAAGCGGTCTTTTTCTAAAGAACGAGATATTCTTTCTACTTTGAACTAATTTTGAACTCCGGTAGGTTTTAGTTTTAAATTATTCAATTCATCAACTAATCTGGATGTCATTTCATAGGGTAGAAGAAATACTCTTCTATCATAAAGTGTCATAGCCTGTCCCTTTTTTGTCATTAACAACTTATCTTTAACAATGCGTTCGTGCGCGAGCAGAGAAACAGAACCATTGTTAATTTGAGCGAAGAAGTTAGAATGGATTTCGTCATCATTACTTGAACCAGCTTTTATATCATAAATAATTCCTTGATACTCTGGCATAGGAACCTCTTTGCTTGTTTTACATTCAGGCGGTAAGTGATGATCATTATTAAAAACATAATATGGTGGAAATTGTTCCCCGGTTGTTGCATCAACAGACGGCAATGCCATTGCATCTAGAAGCCCGATTCCGGGGCCATTTCCGTCGATGACTACCTCCCGAGGCTGATATAACTAAATTAACTTTTTAATACGCGGCGCCTATTCTGTGATATAATTTGCGCCGTGAATTACTTCGGTATACACCACATTCTTTTTAAAAGAATCTTTTTCTGGTAAAACTTTTATTACCATTATTGCTGTATTAGCATTATATCTACCTATGTCAGCGCTTATAATATAAAACATATCTTTATTCTAACAGTTTTCTTGTGCTTTTCTTTCACACTTTAGTAGTGTTCTCCTACGATTAAGTTGTTTTGAATCCAGCCAAGCTTCTTTACTATTGCCTGTCCAGACGCTCATATTTTCTCGTAAGAAACTTTCTTCTGAAATTGTATTAGAATAACGTTGATCTAACATTGTTGCTTTATCTAAAAGACCATAGTGTAGTGGTATTTCGTAGCTTAATCCCCAGCAAAAATAGTCGTTTGGCCGCAATACAGCATTAACAGCTATTTCAATAAGTTTACTATACATGAATACGGTTTTTTCCGCGCTAGTTGTAATAAAGGTTTGCGCGGCAGAAGGCTCTTCTGGATTCAATGATCCATCGACTTCTCTTCTTTTAATATTCATCTGCGGCAAAAGTACCTCATTAAATGATACATCATCTACTAAGGCAGCTTCCTCAATTATTGCCGCCGTCGCGCGAAGTCCACGGCTAGTATCTTTAGAGACAACAGTAATCATGCTACCATTCTTAAACCGCAATTCATAGTAGTTATTACTTGACTTAACACCCGTTTTCCCGTCGTCGGCGCGTGTGGCTAGCTCCTTTTCAAGCATAGGCCAATGGCGGAAAAATTCGGCAAATTTCGCTTCTGCAATTTTTATAACAGTACCTTTTACATCAGAGGCAATCATAATATTAGAACCAGGTAATAGTACTGCGCGGCAAAAGGCCGTAAGATAGGCAGTAAAAGATTTAGATGTAGCACGGGTAGCAGTCCAAAAATGATACCTGTATCTAATACCGGCGCGCAAAGCGATTCGCTGAAAGGGCATCAAGTGAAAATTTTCTTTATCTTTTGAATCTTGTATTGTATCTAGCCATAAATCAGGGTACAGCAACCAAAAATTTAGGTACTTGGTAAATAATTCTTGGTTTGCATCCAAAAAATTCTTATTTAATACAATACCTTTCTCAATCTAAACACTATCTTCCACTTACCTCACCTCATCTTCAAAGGCGAGTGTATCTTCATACTAAATATCCGCGGTTTCATCTAATTGTACCGCCTCATTCTCAATGGCTTCTAGGCGCTCTGTCATATTATAACGTTCGCGTCTATCTTCTACCTATTCCGCAAAATTGCCTTCATTTACAACCAATCTCTTCAAATAATTCTAAATGTTTTGCATCATGAAATCAATTGAATCTTGCGGCTCCTGATGCCACTGAGGGTGCCATCCTTTCTTTCCATAGTAAACCATAAGTTCTCCTACGGATTCAAAATCTGCTACGGACTTAGCATTAGAAGCCTCGAATTTGGCAATTTTAATTATATTATCGCGCGCATCCATATCCTTTTTTATATCCGCCCCTTCGCGCAACCCTTTTTTAATTCTTAACTCAATTTCACAGAGGTCGCGCGCGTAATTCTAAAGGATAGGTGTTGAAACGTTTTGTGTGGCTACAATCTATGTGTAATAATCTTCTAGCCACAGAAGCTCTTCTTTGGTATAGGAAGGCGACCATTCTCTTTTTAATCGGCGAATTTTCGCGTCAGAGAAGGCCGCAATTTCTTCATCGATTACTTGTTCTTCGCGGGCGAGCCGCCACTTTTCGTTTTCTTCCTACCACTACAAATTTTGGTAATGGTCGTCTAGCAAAGTATTGAAGTAGGCAGATAGGGTATGGTCGCCATGTATCTTATACAATTCCGTCCATTTGTCTAGGTCAAATGGGACATCTAGATAGCGGCAAAGCCTATCAACTTCTCCTAAGTTTTGCTAATCAATCATTGTCTCATAGCAGGAAGTACAAATAAAAGAGCGATGCGAAGGAAAGAAAATCGATGGGGTATATTGAAATTCGTATTCTGGTTTATCTTGACGACATCGAATACAATGTCTTTTCTTAACTTTCTACTGATCCATTATTTTCTCGTTGCTCCTTCTTTTTCTCGCGTCTTAAACGCTCGCATTCTTTACAGTTGGAAGAGAAACCATCTTTTCTTCCCTTGTTGCGCGCGAAGAATAGAGTATGACGAGGGAAGAATTGCTTGCATCGGAAACATTGCTTGCGTTCTTCTTGCGGCGTATCCACTAATAGGTGGTGCCGCAAAGCAGCTGTAGCAATTTTCTATGGTATCTCTTTTATAAGTATCTGACCAAGATGATTATCATTGTACTTTACGCCAAACTACCGCATTAAATTTTCTGCTATCTATTGCTATGGAATGTGTTGTAGGCGCTGATCTAGTAAGAAACTACGTATTTCATCGAGTTGGGCCATTTCTCTATATCTTTCAAAATCAAGGAGTAGGGTTTTTCCATATGTATTTATCTTGTTAGCCAATAGATTTTCTAATAGGTCATAATTCTGTATAAGGGCGCGCACATGTAGGTAGTTTTCCCAATCGAAGGTATGGCGCCGCACGATCCATTTAACCTCAATGCCATCCTCCCCCTCCCGTGTCTCATAATCTTTTAGGTCTTTAGAGACGGTATGGACGCGGGCCGCCGCGACTTTCTTTTCCCATTCGGGAAGCCGCATCCAATAGTAGGAATCTGAGGTCCAATCTATATATTGGGGTTTTGGGTGATCTGCATTTGGTAGGAAAAGGGGTTGAAGGTATGCGTCCTTTAAGTAGTATTGGTGGCGCCGCAAGTCTATAAGTTGGTGTTTTAGACGGTAAAGGCGGTAGGAATCGTCGAAAAGAAGATCGTCTTCGCGGGGCGGCAGCTTTCCTTCGAGCACATGAATCCAGCGTTCCATTTCGTCAATGGATTCCCAAAGTTCTTTCATACCGGGAATTTCGCTATCACCGGGATCGAGAAGTTCGCCGGTTTTTCGGCTGTAGCGCGGGCGCTTGATACCGGGTTTTCCATGTATATAATTCTTTTTTTCATTGA